GTCGTCGAGGGAGGCGTCGACGCCGCGGTGGCGCAGGTGATCCAGGCGAATAAAGGCGACGGCTGCGGGCTGAACGGCACGACGTCCATAGCGGTGCTCGATCCCATCTCCGGCGTCACGGAAACAATATTGTTTTCACGGCCCGCCTACGTGCCTATTTATGTGAGTCTGGTTATTACCCTTCTCGCGGGGGGAACGTCGGCAAGCCTGACGGCGATTAACGCGGCGATCGCAACCTATCTCAACAGCCTCCAGATAGGGCAAACCGTGACCCTCTCGGCCCTGTACGCCGTCGCAATGTCAGTCATGCCGAGCTTGCTTACGCCTCAGTTTGCAATAGAGTCATTGACGTTGGCCACGACGCCGACACCGACCGCAACGAGCGATATTTCAGTGCTTTTTAACCAGGTGGCTCAGGCCGCAACAGTCCTGGTGAGCCAACCATCATAGGGGGGAAGATGAAAATAACTATTGTCACGGCGCCGAACGATATGCTGAGCATACAGGCTGAAGGCGAGCAAGAGGATGACGGGAAGGAAGTGCTGAAGGTCCTTTTGAAGGCCGCCCTCGGTCTTGTCGGCAACGCACCGGTCGAGAAGAGTTTGATCGCAAAGCCCACGGCGGGCGTTTTCGCCGATAAACTGAATGGAGGTATTACGTCATGAAGGAATATTCCGTAACAGCAACGGGGATTACCGTAGCAAACCATGCTCCGCTTAGTCTTGTGGCGCTTATGCCTCCAGCAGGGGGGATGATTGAAATCCTGAGGATGTGGATTTCACAGAACGCAAACGCCAATTCAGCGCAGCAGGGGGTTCAATGGGCAATGGTCAGCACCCCTTTTCAGACCGTCACCTCGGCCACTCCTCAGAAAACCAAATCGGGGGACGCTGCATCCGCCATCGTCGGGGCAACAACCATCGCAGCCGGCAAATGCGGTATAAACGCGAGCAATGAGAACGCAAATGTCATCGCCCAGGTATGGTATGACAATTTTAATGTTTTGAACGGCTGGCTTTGGGTGCCAACGCCAAGGGAAATCATTGAGTTAAGCGGGCAAAGCAGTTACGCCTTTGCACTTCAGTTCTCTATCGCGCCTGTGACGCTGAGCAACTGGAGCTTCGGTGTGACGTATGGAGAAAGAGGATAGACCATAAACAGTGGGAATTTATTACCATCCCCCTCAGCCGTATCAGTTGCCTCTCGAGGCGCCGCAGCTAAAATACGGCGTCTGGGGAGATCAACCGCCCAGACAGGGGAGCGCCAACGACCCCCGTTATCTGGAGACGATCCTCTCGACGTGGATCCCGCCTCCCCCGCAGCCGACGCAGCTTCTCCGCGCGCTGGTCGCTCAGCTTGCGCCTCTGCCCATTATTGCCTTCCCGTCGACCGAGTCTCTGAGGACGGTCCTGAACGCCATCGTCGCGGTATGGGCCATAGAAGACACGCCTGTCGCGGTGCTCCTGAATCGGCAGCGCTGCACCTTTGTTCCACCCATTCCGATCCCCGTTCCGCCCGACGCCATTGCGCGGCCCATTAGTTACTATCTAGGGCTCATTACGCATCAGTACCAAAACAGCCCGAAGTTTTTAAAATGGCTGTCTGCGCCTCTCTCGATTATCCACGACATCCAGACCTGCCAGGACAGTATGTATTTCATGTTCGACCTGGATTACGCCGTCGGAGTACAGCAGGATATTCTCGGGCAGATCATCGGCGTCGCCAGAACAGTGCCTTTTCAGCCATCTAACAGCGTGAGTCCGGTCCTCGATGACGGCGCCTACCGGCTGCTTCAGAAAGCGAAGGTCGCCCTCAATCAGTGGGACGGTCATATGAGCTCGGTCCAGGGGATATGGTCAGGGCTCTTCCCGGGCGGCAGGATTACGGTGACGGACAATCTCGACATGACGATGACGGCTTATGTGACGGGGGCCTTCTCGTCGATAATCAAGGACCTCATCAGCAACGGCTTCATCGTTCCCCGGCCGATGGGCGTGGAAATAAACTTCGTCTTCGGGACGGCGCCTTTCTTCGGCTTCGATTCGAATGATAGTTGGGTCGCCGGATGTGACGCCGGGCACTGGGCATAAGGAGACAGCATGGGATCGACAAATTTGCAGCAATTCAACCCAAATCAGGCAAATCAGGAATCCGATGTAGCGTATACGGCCGATTCATCGAGGGCGAACGGCATAGTCGCCGGTCCGTCGATCTTTGATTCGGCTTTGGCAAACAAGCTCTTCTACCAGCTCACCACCTTCATGGCTGCCTTTGCGAACATGATGGCGGCCAAGGGCTATACGCTCTCCGATGCGAACCTGACAACTCTTCAGGGCGTGCTCTCCGCCGTCCTTAACAGGCCAGATCTCTACGCTCAGGACACGGGAACGGCGAATGCCTATGTGATCGCTCTCAATCCCGCCCCTGTGGGCCGGGAGATTGGGGTCCCCTACACCATCCTCGCGGCAAACGCGAACACGGGGGCTGCGACGCTCACGGTGAACACCATGCCCCCGGCGAACATCACCACGCCCCAGGGAACCGCTTTGCAGACAGGGGCAATAAATCCGAATCAATTGATTATGGTGGCCTGGGATGGCGTGGAATACCAGCTAATTTCTTCGGGATTAGGAGGCGGCAGCGTGCCCTCCGTGCCCTCCCTGTCCTCGCCGGCAAACGGCGCGACCGGCCAATCTCAGGACCCGACATTGACATGGCTGAGGTCGGTAAACGTGATCACGTATGAGCTGCAGGTGGCTTCGGAATCCAGCTTCGTCGCGGGCTCGCTCATATATGACCAGGCTGGGCTGAGTTCAACAAGCCAAAGCATCGGAAACATTCTCGCCGAGAATACGCTTTATTACTGGCGCGTCCGGGCCGCAAACGGAAGCGTCGTGAGCGCCTGGTCGACGATCTGGGACTTCACGACCGGGTCGGGCGGAGGGGGGGTTCCAGCCCAACCGGTAGGGATAGCTCCGGCAAACGGAGCAACGGGCGTGGGTCTTTCACCGACCATGTCGTGGCAACCTGTGCCGGGTGCCACGTCTTACAGCTTAGAAGTCGAGAATCTTGGCACGTATCAAACAATGTATTTGCAGGCCGGGTTAACGGGAACCTCGCAGAATATAGGGAATATCTTGCAACCCAATACTGTCTATCAGTGGGAGGTCTATGCGTGGAATGCTGTCGGAGAAGGTCCCGCGTTTGCCGCTAACTTTACGACAACGGTGTAGAGGGGGGTAGATGGGTTGGACAAATCTTCAAAGTAACGGCGGAACGGCGAGTGGAGGTCCCTTCGGTGGGGGATTTGCCACTGCTTTAGGTAACGATACTCTGCTCACCATAAGTTTGAGGTGGCAGAGCGACGCAACGATTCCGGTGGTCATCGATCAATATAATGGAATTTTCTCGCTCATTCAATTTGTGGCTGACGGTAACAACTGCTATGCGGCCCTGTATTATTGTCAGAACACTGTTGGGGCGGGAAAAGTTGACAGCAATATCTCTATCGCCTGGGGGGCGAACGCGACCAACTTAGTGCTGATATGTTCGGAATGGTCGGCGGGGGCAGGCGTTGAGTTTGTAGTTGACGGTTTTGCAGGACAGGCCCAACCCGGTTTGGGAACGGGAGGGCCTTTAACTTCCGGATCATTTAATACGACTTACGATGGAGACTTAATCTGGTGCGCGGTAAACCTGGAAAATTTTTATTACACCGGATTGAGTTATGGGAGTGGTTTTAGCGGGAGCCAGGGAGTTGATTGGGACGATGGCGATGTTCTGGTAGCTTTCAGTGAATATAAAATCCAAAGCAGCCACGGCAGCATCGAGGGGACTTCCAGCGTAAGCTTCTCGACAAGTGGCGCAGCAATCAGCATATGCGCAGCATTCGCAGCCCAAAAGCAGGTTGGAGGAATTTATAGGGGATGGCAGCAAATGGGACCTATTCTTGCGCAATAAAGGAGGATCACCGTTGAAAAAAATATATTTCTATGCAGTTATTCTCGTGCTCCTGATGCTCGGGCTCTGCAGCGTTACATTCGCGGCGGGCTCGTGCAGCCAGACGACGACCGGCGGGGCCGAGATCTATCAGACCGAGATCATCACCTTCGTCTGCACGGACGGCGCTTCACCGGGCAGCTATCCTGCCCTGGGCGCGACGGGACTCGCCAGCCAGGCCGTCCGGGGATGGGTGACGAATATCGATGTCTGGGAAGGAAGCCCGGCCCCGACTTCGGGTACGTCTTTCACCCTGATCGCCTCCGATACGGGGCGGGATGTATTGGGAACAAATGGCTCCGGAGCTATCACGGCTACCCCGGCGCCTCTCATACCTCCCGTGACCGGCTGGGTAAATAATGGGACCCTCTCCCCGGTGATCACCGGCAACAGCGTGGCGTCAGCCGTAGTAACCATCCGCGTCACCGTGTGGAAGCAGAAAAATTAGGGGCCTGCCATGAGAAAATTTCTCTTCCTTTTTGTCTTTTTCGCTTTCGCGGCATCGGCCTTTGCTCAGGTCCCACCTCCCTGGGTTTTGCCGCCTATCCCCTCCGCTCTTCCCCCCACCGGCGCTGCGGGCGGCGATCTTAGCGGGACATATCCCAATCCGGGTGTCGCAAAAGTCGTTGGCACTGCCATCAACTCAGCCCCTGCTTCCGGCAATCTCATCGGCACAACCGACACGCAGACCGTTGCAAACAAGATTTTGAACGGCCTCACAATCTCTCCTCTGACGACTCCGGCAGCGCCGACCGGCACGATTACTTTGGGAACCGGCAGCATCGGGGCAGGCACCTATTATTATGTGATCACTGCCCTTGACGTGCAGGGCGAAACGGTGAAAGGTACGCAATCCACCGGACAAGTGCTCGCCTCGACAGGTGAGGTAGCCCTGACCTGGACGGCCATTACCGGTGCGACCTCGTATAAAGTCTATCGGAGCACGACGAGCGGCACCTATACAACTCCGGCCTATATCGCCAACCCGACCGCGAACAGCTATACCGACACGGCGGCTTCAGCATCGAGTGGTGCGCCACCGGCAACGGATAGCTCAGGGACTTTAACCCTTAACGACCCGCTCAGTATAGCAAATGGAGGGACGGGGGCCACATCAGCTGGTGCGGCATTAACCGCCCTGGGCACGTCCGCCTACAATCCTGCCGCCGTTGCCATCACTGGCGGGACGGCTACGCTGACCGGCCTCCTTACTGTTCACGATGCAACCGACAGCACAAAAACCTGGTCTCCCGACACGGCGAACATGCCGACAGGGATGAAGTATAAGAATCAGATCGTTTATCCGATCTTCTCCGATACCTCGGGCCTTACCACGCAATTTGCTGCAGGCGGCACGGCGGTAACAGGGTCAAACCCCTTAACCCTGCCTCTTGCCAAGACGTGGCATATATGGGGCACAGTTCAAACGTCCCTGGTATCCTTCACACAGACCGGCTTGAATCAGGCGACATGCTATCTCTACACGTCCAATGGTGCGGCAGCCGTGGCAGATACTACGGGCATTGCTATGATCCCGATAGGAGCGTCAATCACCTTTGCCGGTCCAACGATTTACCTTCCACCGACCGACTATACGACCTCAGCTACAACCGACCAGATCAGCGTCTATTGCTCCTCGTCTCTGTCCACTTCGAGCCAACTAGTCATAAACGCAACCAGTATCCATGCGAGGTGATGAATGAAAAAATATATCCTTCTTTCAATTCTTCTGGTCTGTCTTTTCCCTTCCTTTGCTTTGGCGACGGCTGCGCCTTGTTCGGTGGCGGGTGGGGGTGCAGGAATATGCTACGTGACACAATCCGGGGCGGGGAACGGGAGAGCATCGGGAACGCCCATAAGCATCGCAACCCTTAATACCGATACCCTTGATGCGGGCGGCGATACCATCTATTTGATGGGGAACATCACCACGGGCCTGACAATCAATACGAGCGGAGCAAACGGCAACCCCAACATATATCGGATGGACCTTGCGGGCAATACAGGGAATATCACCCTTGCTTCAGGTACCGGAATAACTGCGAGCACCTATAACTACCTGACCTTTCTGAATTGTATCGTGACGACCAGCTTTTCAGGGAGCAGCGCCC